ACAATCCTCTCTTCCTGACATGGAGGTGAATTAAATGCTGACGACTGAAGAGATAAAGAGAATCATAGAGGGCGAGAAGTCGTCACCATCCAAGCGGGATGCAAAGGCTGGGATGGACTACTACGAAGGCCTTCACGACATAAGAAACTACAGGCTTTACTACTATGATGCAGACGGGACGCTCAAAGAGGATAGAACCCGCTCCAACATAAAGATAAGCCATCCATTCTTCACTGAGCTTGTGGATCAATTGGTCCAGTATATGCTCAGCGGTAAGGAAAGATACATCCATACAGACATACCAGAGCTCCAGGAGAAGCTCGATGACCAGTTCTGCTTCAATGATGATTTCAACAGCGAGCTCCATGAGCTTTTGACAGGAGCATCTGTAAAGGGAACAGAGTACATGTACCTTTACAAAGATGAGAATGGGAAGCTGATGTTCGAGACAGCAGACTCTCTGGGAATTGCTGAGGTTAGGTCAAAGGACACAAATGACCATACGGACTACATAATCAGATGGTATGTGGACAGAATCGACAATGATGGCCAGGCGATAAAGAAGATTGAGGTATGGGACAGCGAGAAGACAACCTTCTTCATGGAGGAAGGGGACAATGGTGTAACGCTTGATGAGAATGCTCTTATAAATCCAAGGCCTCATACAGTATCAACAGACCTTTCTGATGGGAAGATGTATGGATCATCATTCGGGTTCATCCCATTCTTCAGATTGGACAATAACAGCAAGAAGAGAAGCGATCTCAATCTTGTTAAGGACCTTATCGATGACTATGACCTGATGTCATGCTCGCTATCCAATAACCTCCAGGACCTAACTGACGGGATATTCGTTGTAAAGGGCTTCTCTGGGGACAACCTGGATGAGCTTATTCAGAACATAAAGACGAAGAAGGCTGTAGGCGTTGATGATACTGGCGATGTTGAGATAAGGACTGTTGATATCCCGTATGAAGCCAGGAAAGCGAAGATGGAATTAGATGAGAAGAACATCTATCGCTTCGGGATGGGCTTCAACTCCTCTCAGATTGGGGACGGGAATATCACGAATGTCGTCATAAAGTCCCGCTATGTATTGCTGGATCTAAAAGCCAATAAGCTGGAGATGCGTCTCAAGAAGTTCCTGAGAAAGATAGTCGGAGTATTCCTGGATGACCTCAATGCAGAGGAAGGGACAGCATACGAGACTTCTGATGTCTCCTTCGAGTTCGAGCGGGAGACTATAACAAACGACAATGACAATGCACAGATAAAGCTCCTGGATGCCCAGTCTGAGCAGACAAGGATAAATACTCTCCTCAACATATCAAGCGGAGGAGTAATCGATTCAGATACAATCCTCAAGAAGATATGCGAGGTCTTGGACATCGAGTATGAGGAGATTAAAGACAAGGTTCCTGAGAAGGAGGAAGTCGATGAGGCAATCGGCACTCTGGAAGAGGAGCCTATTTTAATGGAGTGAGCTAGATGGATAAGTACCAGAAAGAAACCCTGAAGATGTCGCTTGAGGATGAGAAGAAGGTACTTAGCTCACTCACAAACGAGTACAAGGAAGCAAGGAAGCTAGTAAAGAAGAAGCTGAAGCATCTTCTAGAAAGAGAGGATGCAGAGCTTCCCCATGTTATTCACCAGGTAAAATACCAAGAAGCACTGAAAGCTCAGATTGATGAGACACTCGATAATCTTGCAAAGGGAACATACAAGACCATAAGCGACTACATGGAAGACTCTTATGGAAAAGGGTTCACTTCTTCTCTTTATAGGTTACAGAAGCAAGGTATCCCGCTTCTCTTTCCAATGGACAAGAATGAGATAGTAAGGGCAGTCCAGACGAACTCGAAGATATCTGGAGGGCTTTACAAGAAGCTCGGAATCAACACCAGGGCGATGAAGAATGCGATAAGGCAGGAGATAACAAGGGGAATATCATCCTCGCTCTCATATGGCGACATTGCAAGGAACATCGACAACAGGATGAATTCTGGCTTATACAACTCCTATCGAATTGCAAGGACAGAGGGCCATAGGATAAACCAGGAGGCCTCCTTTGATGCGATGCATAAGGCAAAGGACGCTGGAGCTGACATCGTAAAGCAATGGGATGCAACACTAGACTCCAGAACCCGTCCTCATCATTCTAAACTCAATGGTCAGATACAGGAGCTAGATGATCCATTCGAGGTAGATGGCCTTAAAGCAATGCATCCATCTAAATTCGGGAAGGCTGCTGAGGACATAAACTGCCGATGCGTGGTCCTGGAGATAGGAAGATGGGAGCTTGATGAAGATGCTACATACTCGAAGTTCGATGCAGAGTCTGGCGTTATTGTCAATGATCTATCAAACAGCGAGAACTTCAGCACATTCCAGGTAAGCTACTATGACAACCTGATAAAGCATGAGACAGCACTCATGGGCATGCTCGACACTTCCAAGGTCTATACAGGCATCTGGAAGGATGGGATGACCATCAAGGACTATTCCCTAAAGAAAGGCAGCATCCAGGCAAAGAAGGACTACTTTGAGGACCAGATAGCTAAGGGAAACAAGGTATCGCAGTTCCAGAAGGCACTTGATGACCTGGACGAGTTCGAGAAAGAGGGAATCAAGTACGAAGCCCATAAGCTGAATATTGACGAGTACAAGAAGAAGCATAAGGATTTGAAGAAATCCCTTAATGTTGAGGATGTCTTCGAGGACAGGTTCTCTGAGGAGAGGAAGAACAATGCATACTGGTTCACTAACAACAATGGCAGCGTAAAAGGTGCTGATGGTGTTCTCAGGGAAAAGAGCGGAGAGGTATGGAGGAGTGCATCAGAGGCTGAGAAAGATGCAATCTATGAGTATACTCGAAGCTACAACAAGTTCAATGAGCCATTAAGGGGTATTGAGTATGGCACGAATAAATACCTGGGAGTCGGGAATGTTGACCTTGAGACAATCGGTGTCCAATATGCTGGATTCAAGCCAGGACAGGTCAAGAAGCAGATTGATGATATTACCAGCATCATAGACAAGAGCTATTATGACGATGATATTTGGCTGCAGCGAGGATGCGGATATGGGGGAATGGACAAGTTCTTCGGAGTTGATATCGATGACTTCAATCTTCCTGAGTCTGAGCTTGCTGATAAAATCCTGAATATCACTCCTACTGAGTATGGATTCATGAGCACAGGAGTCTCTAAGGGAATGGGCTTTTCGAATAAGCCAATTATCCTCAACATCTATGCACCATCTGGGACCAGGATGATGTATGCTGAGCCATTCAGTGCATATGGCATGGGAGATGAGAGGGCATGGGATGGAATATCGAAGCAGAGCTCATTTGGACATGAGGCAGAAATGCTCATCCAGAGGGGAACTACCTTCAGGGTGACGAAAGTTGAAAAGACAAGTGGTAAGATATATATTGATATGGAAGCAATTGGGCAGGAGGTGCACTGATGGAGAAGAAGACTCTTGAAGAGAGATATGGCGATGAGATCCTGACAGACAATAGTAAACTCTCAAAATACGAACAGTGCAAGGACTGCATCTACAAAAGCGATGGCACTGTCTATTCAAACAGATATGACAAGGGCAGCTGCCAGAAGTACCCTTATCCAAAGTTTAAGCCCATTGATGTGATGATGAATAAAGCGAAATGCAGGTATAAGGCATCTCAGGAATGAGGTGCTATTTTTGTTATTCAATCCCAAAATTGCATGTTAAAATTCACTAAATATATGATTTGCAGGAGATAACAGTAATGAGTGTAAAGTGTGTGTTTTTTGATATGCGAAGGAATGACAAACGATTATTGGATGAAATCTTTAAAAAAGATAGCCCTGATCTTTTGTATTTGGCAGCAGTTGAGCATTCCCAAAGAATGGACATTGAAGAATTAATGGTACAAAGAAAAAAATATAAGTGTCTCACTTGGGTAGATGATTACAATTCAAGTGGACTTGCTTGTTATTCAAAGAAAGATATTGTTGAGAATGGATATTTCGATACTCATGGAGAATTTTTTATTGCAGTAAAACTAAAAGATTCAGGCATATGTGTAGTTGGTATATTGCCAGGAAATAATAGTATTGAACCCACATGGCACCATAAGCGTCACATGGCCAATATTTATGATTACTATGTTGGAAGTGATTCAAAACCTATTTTTGTTGCCCAATTCAATGAGAATGATGAATGTCGAAATAATTCTGCTGTGAATCTATTCGAATACTCAAAGAAAAAGGGATTATTTCGATTCACTGATTCTGAAGAAGAACATTGTAAATACCGAGGTTTTTTTCTAGACCTTGGTTCTGATGGTTCTGGTCTGAGAGAAATACCTATTGATCAGATACCAACTGACAGTGGATATTGTTATCCTATTTTGTTATCAATTAGATAGCTTAGATGAAAAGAGGCCTCTTAACAGAGGTCTTTTTTAATGAGGTGATTAAATGAGCGTCATAGCAGTAAGGTGCATTGACCAGAGCCTCACGATAACCAATGCTCCCATGATAGCAAGCGGAAGCGTGGAGAGCGACAGGGCCCGCTTCGAGTTCTGCCCATTATGGGATGGCCTGGTCAAGACAGCGATATTCTACAGGACAGAGAATGATGTGTACTCAGTCCTTATAGACGAGAGCAATGAATGCAGCATACCTCAGGAAGTCCTTTCAGACGAAGGGACTTTTTTCTTTGGTGTCTTCGGGGTTAAAAACAATACAGTGAAGACATCAGAGGTGCTGAGGTACAGGATAAGGAAGGGAGCAATATCAGAGGATACAAAGACTCCTGATCCTACTCCTGACATCTATGCCCAGATAATAAGCAGGATGGACTCGCTTGGGCAGATAGTAACATATATAACAGAGTCAGAGATTGACTCTATACTGGAGGTGTGATATGTGAGCATCCTGGACAAATCGGGGCTTATATACTTCTATACGAAGCTGAAGGGGAAGTTTGCTCCGCTCTCGCATACGCATGATGACAGATACTTCACAGAGAACGAGATAAACACAAAGATATCAACACTGAACACAGCAATATCGGGAAAGGCAGCGTCCTCGCATACGCATGACGACAGGTACTATACAGAGAGCGAGATTGATACAAAGGTATCAACGCTGAATACTGCTATATCAGGAAAGGCTGCATCTTCCCATACACACACGAAATCCCAGATAACAGACTTCCCGAAATCGATGCCTGCTTCTGATGTATATGCATGGGCAAAGGCATCAGCAAAGCCCTCATACACATATTCGGAGGTTGGAGCTGCAGCGGCATCGCATTCACACAGTGAATATGCAAGCTCAAGCCATGAGCATGTGACATACAAAACAGCAAACGGGAGCAGCTGGGTATCATCAATCGGAGGAACAGTCTCATACACCATTCCATCTGTTGCTCTGGGAGAGACTTTATATCTTGCATATACCTACACGAATACAAGAGAAAGCTGCCAGTGGTACTTCAATGCAAAGACACCATCTGGAGGCTCTATGTATCATATAGGATTATCAAACGGGGCTAATCTTGCATATGCAAACAGGTTTGTCGCTGCCAATACCAGTCTTGGAAGCATAGACTGTGGGACTACCCAGACTTTCACATTTTATATTGTATGCACAAGGATAGCATAGGGAATAGAGATTTATCTCTAGGAGGCAAATAATGACATACATCACATTCTTAGTATGTTTCATCGTGGGGGAGCTCGTGAAGCTCCTCTTTCCATCTATGGACAGGAAGTGGATTCCTTTCATCATAGGAGGATTCGGGCTATTGTTCTGCCCGCTCTTATGCTGGAAGTTCACGCTTGAAAGGTTCGCAGAGGGCCTTATTGCAGGCTTCGCATCATCAGGAGGATACGATGTGCTGAAGACACTCAAGAAGAAGTACAAGGACGTTTTATAGCGTCCTTTTTTTTATTGCGTCTAGCCAGCGTAAACTGGCTGATTTCTCACAAATTCGAGGTCGTTAACTCGTAAAAAACGTACTTACAGGAGGAATTAGGAAATGACAATCCAGGAAATTTTAAAGGAAATCGGGCTTACAGATGAGCAGATTGCATCTGTGGCAGAGAGCATGAAGAAGAATCGTGTCTTCACATCGTCTGAGGAGAATCTAGATATCCGATACGACAAGCTGAAGGGAGACCATGAGAACCTCAAGAAGCAGAACATGGAGGCCCAGACTCTCATTGAGGAATTGAAGAAATCCTCAAAGGGAAATGAGTCGCTCATGGCCAAGGTATCTGACTACGAGGCGAAGATTGCTGAGCTATCTGAACAGCTCAAGGAAGAGAAGCTCGCATCTGCAATCAAGGTGGGGCTCCTATCAGAGAAAGCAACAGACATCGATTACCTGACATTCAAACTCAAAGAGTCAGGAGACCTGGAAATGGATGAGAAGGACCAGATCAAGGGCTGGGAAGAGAAAGTGACAGAACTCAAGAAGAAGTTCCCAGGACAGTTTGAGACATCAGCCCAGAAGAAGATCGATCCGAACAATCTGCAGAAAGGCAATCCAGAGACGCATCTTACAAAGGAGTCGATTCTCAAGATGCCTTACCAACAGAGGGCGGAGCTCTATCAGCAAGATCCTGAGAGCTTCAACTCAATCATGAAATCTTAGAGAAGAGAGGTAAAAAGACATGGCAGTAACAAAGAAATCAGACATCATAATTCCTGAGGTAATGGGCCAGATGATCAATGCGAAGATCGCAGCGATG